TAATCCGCTTTTACTGCGGCGATGGGGTCGGGAGCGCTGGTTTCTGCAGCCACGGGCTGCTCAGGCTGCGCCACGGGCGCTTCCTGGATTACTTGCTCTTCCATGATCAAAAGTCAAAGTCGGGGGATGGAGGTGTGCTAGCAGAGTCGGCTGCTGGCTTCCGTTTACGAGTGGGCTTGCACACTTTTGGCTCGGGCTGAGGCTCACGCAGCTCCACAAATTCCCACTTATAGGAACCATCGGGCTGCAGCACCCTGTCTAAAGATTTGCCCATTGGCTTTTGGCGTAACTGCTCTATTCTACTGAATTACTTGTGGACCCCTTAGTTTCAGTTGCGGTCGTCAACACCTCGCCCTGTACCAAAATCTGGCGGAACTCATCACGGCCCAGTACGCCTTGATCGAATAGTGCGGTAAGTGCGGTGATGTCTTGGCCGATCAGACGGTCGATGTCGAAGTCTCGGCTTAGTTTGACTTCCGGTGGATCGATGCCTACATAATTCGCTGCCAAGTTAAATGACTTCTGCAGCGCTTGCTCGATGTCCATGGACACCATTGACAGCATTGAGTTTGTATCTACGCGGTCCAAGCGACGGGCGTCGGCAGATTCCGCTACAAACTTCTGTTGGCTTAAAGTGCTGATGCCAAGGGTGGCCATCTGCATCTGAAGTTCTTTGATCTCTGCTGACTGGGCTTCGAATGCGCTGGCAGCTGGCTCGACGTAATAAATCTTGTTGCCTGGTGCGGTTGCCATTGCGTAATTAACGCTGACCGCCATGTCCTTGGTCTGGTCGTCCCAGCCTTCCATCACCAGGATTGGTTGGGATGCGATGTGCAGGCTGTGGATTAGGTCGGCTTGACGCTGGAAATGCGCCAAGTTCAAGTAGGCAATATCCAAAAGTGGGGGTTTGCTTGTCAGCGTGTCCGTTTTGCCGGAATATGTCGTGATTAGAGGGATTTCGCCCAAGCTGTAGTCGCCGGATTCGATTAATTCGTAGTCGGATGTGGCGTCAGTGGCATCGAAAGCGTTTGGATAAGGAAAACCGCCTGACATCGCCTTGGCCGACTCCACTTGGCGGAAAACGCGGTAACGACCGGGCTCGATAACGCGGATTTGGTCGTACACTTTTTCGCCAAACTCACCGTCAGGGACGACTGCCTTTTCTTTTAAGCGGATCTGGATCAGGTTGCCGTAGTTGACCTCGCGGTCCAGACGCCAGCCATACACGTTTGCTGGGTCAATCTCGATCCAGTAGGGGCGGCGGTTTAGTTCGCGTTCTTCCGCAAGGCTGCGGGCTTCGGTGGGTGCCGGAAAATCAACCAGCGTGTGCGCTTGGCCGTAGGTCAGAGAGCAGATAAGTAGGCGGCGGGCGTACTCGTCCAAGTCTGATCCACAGCCATCCACGTCCTTAGCGAATACGTCCGTCCAGTAAGGATCGCCAACCAAGCTAATTGGCTTACGCAGAATGAGACCGGCGGCGGCTCGTACCAGTCGCTGGGTAAAGGGTGAGAATACGGCGCGGTTGACTCGGGCAAGATATGCGGTGTAATCCTCGCGGGGTTCAATCGGTAAAAAGGCTTCGCTGTTCTCGCGTAAATACTCGGTGCCGAGCGTTACCGCTTTCATGATCTCCCAGCCCTTCATCATGTCCAGCACCGCTTGGGTGCGGCTGAACGGGCTGTCCGTACCAGCGATTGTGCTGGAACTGACCAGATGTGTGCGGATTTGGCCGGGGACCGAATACGTCATTTAGATCACCATTTCACGCGGTTTGCCCAGTAGGCGGCAGACATCTTGCCTTTTTTGATGTTAGCTGCGTGGCGGGCTTTCCACGCTTTGTTGCGGGCCGTCCCATCAGGGCTGCCTTGGACGCCCTGCTGGCCGAAACGGATTAGCTTTACTTGGTCGCCGTCTTTTGCCAAGACCGCATGGCTTTTGCTGGGGTGGTTTGGGGTGCGCTTGGGCTTGTTGTAGCCCGAGAATTTTTCGCCTCGGTATTCAATCATCGTCTTCGTCCTCGACTTCAATCATCACTTCGATGCCTGAAGCAAGACGAGTCATCAACGCCCCAAAGTCAACGGGGTCTTGGGGAGTCATGAACGCAAAGCTTGCGCCAGTCGTGCGTGACTCGGCGTCAACCTCTAGGTGCGTGCAGAAACCAGGAACGATGCGAGTGCCCATTAGCCGTGGTATGCAACTGCAATGTAAGGCGTGACAGATGGCGTGCCAGAGCTGATGGAGTCGATACGCATACGGATCTTTGCGGCGGCTTTGCCGCTGTAGAAATAGGCGAATTGGCCGTTACTATTGATGGTTTTGCTGGTGTCAACAGTAAACCAAGTGTCGCTGTCGTTGAAGCTGCACTCAAATGCAAGGTCGAAGTTCGCACCACCAGTTACGTTCACCGCAAAGGTGTACTCGGATGAGTGTGCGTGGACGGTCATTGCGTCGTCTTCCGCCGCAAGTGCCTCGCCTTCAAACTCAACGAGGTTCGTGTAGCGCTTCGTTGAGGTGATGTCTCCAGCAGCCATTACTTCTTACCTCGCTTGGGGCGTTTTTTGGCGGTTTTGGCGGACTCTTTGAAGTCCTTTGCGCTTGGTGCGCCCTTTGAACCGGGTTTCCGCATTTTTTCGCCCGATCCAGCCTCGATGCGCTTACGCTTCGCGTTGATATTCGCGTAGAGACCGCGTTTAGGCATGGATTTGGCGGCGGTTAGTCCAATTTTACTTCTTTTTTGTGCCCTTGGACTTGGGCTTTTTCTTACCGCCATGGCCATAGTGTCCGGGCATTGATTTACTCCTCTTCGGGGACTTGTGCTGATTCTACTTCGGCTACATCTACTTCGATCGGAGCCTCGATTGCAGGGGCATCTGATGCCGGTAATTGGGCAGTGGGAGCTTTTGGCTCGATTTGGATGTTTAGTGATGGCACGTTGATCGAAACCTGCTCGGGACTGCTCTCGCCCACCACACGGCCCAACGAATCCAAAATTTGGCTGGCTGTTTGCAGCTGGCCACGTTTTACAGCGGTGTGGAAAAGGTCCATTCGCATCGCTTGGATGCGGGCCATCATGCTTTCGCGGTCCTTTTTCCAATCCTCGTCGATCCAAGCAAGGACTTGGTTCCAATCGCGGTATGCGGTGGTCATACTGATGCCTTCGCGTTTCATGTGCTCTGCCACTATTTGGCGGGCACTTTTGCCTTCTAGTTGGTGTTTATAGAGGCGGCGGCAGCGGGCTTCAATGACGTGCCGGGGGCTGCACGTCTTGTGCTTTTTTACGAGGGGTTTGTTGTTGTTATCGCGGTATTCAGCGTAGGGAAACGGCTCATCCGACATGGCTTTCTGTACTTTAATAAAGCCTATAGGATGTTTTGCCCATTAAACCAGCCCTTGCCAAATTAAATTGCTGCAGGCATAGATAGCCGAAGGCGTCGAAGGCGTGGTCAACACCCAAATTCTTGTTTGGGAGGCCCGTTCCAGGGCTGTAGGTGAGGGTGCGGAATGATTTGATTAGTTCGGTGCAGCGCGGGTGGATGTAACAGCGTTGGGTGCCGGTGGCGTCTAAAAGGGCGGTGTTGACGGCGGTAATCTTGTCGCGCACTTTCCAAGGGTTGCGTGGGGCGCATACTGCCATGCCGCAACGGCGCAGAATTGCGTGGTCGGTCGCTCCAACGCCTTGGGTTTTGCGGGCGGATCCGGTTGGGTCGGGGCACGCTTTGATGGTACGGTCCAGGCCGTAGCGGCGGTGGACTTCCTCGCAGAAGTCCCAGGTGGTTGCGCCGCCGCGCAGCATGATCTCGTCGAAAATGTAGAGCGTGTCGTCCTTTTTTATGCCGCAAACTGCGCTGAGCGGGTCCACGTTGAAGTCCACTCCGATAAGTAACGGGTGGCCGGGGATGTCCTTTGCTTCCGCAGAGATGTTTGCGTCGGAAAATGATACGGCAACCAGACCAGAGAGATTTTCAAAGCTGGCCTCGAACTCTTGGCGGAAAGTTCGTGCGTCCAGTTGGGCGCGGGCTGCTTCGACTTCCTCTGGTGGGACGTTGCCGCCCTCAATTGTAGTAAAGCTCCAGCGCTTCCAGTTGGCGTCTCCTGTAATGCAGTATTGCCAGAGTTCGTAGAACCAGCTCGCCGTTCCATCGGGGGTTGAAATGAAGAGACCCCAGCCCTGTTTGTCGGCTAATGCGGGGCGGATGACCTCGAACCAGACGCCAGCGTCCATAAAGGCGGCCTCGTCGAGGACCACGCCAGCCAAACTGCGGCCTCGGAGGGCCATTGCGTTTTCAGTGCCTTTTAGTTCGATCGTGGAGCCGTTTACAAGCTCCAGCTTGAGATCGGTTTCGTTCTTGCTGCGGATCCAAGGATTGGGTATTAGCTTTTTTAATACTTTCCAGGCAATATCTTTAGCCATTCTGTACGTTGGGGCGCAGTAGAAGAAGGTTTCGCCCGGTCGTTCGATCGCTCCACGCATTAATTCCATGCAGGCGAGGTACGATTTGCCGAATCGACGGCCTGCGACGAGTACGCGGAAACGGGTGCGGTTCTCGAATACCTGTCCTTGTGCCCAACGGAGGGCTAGCTGTTTAGGGCTGGGCATGTGCTACAGAAGAATATGGGTGTGCGTATTTTTTGGGGCTGTACTACAGGATACTTGACTTTTGCAACCCTGCCCCCTAGTGTACTAAGGAACAAAAAATGGCCTATGTACCAGCAGGTTCCCTATGTTCTTACCCGCCTTCGCCAGCTTCCGAACCCTCCCCCCTGGTGACGGTGCCCGGACTGTCCATCGCTGGCGCGGTCCGGGCCGGTCGTGTGCATCGTGTCGGATTGTTACAAAGAGCGGCGGTCCACGCAATAAGTTGTGTGTCCCCAGAAACCGCGCAGGGCGATCGCCTGGTGGGTCTCTGGCAGTCCTTTGCAGCGCTGGCGCTCCATGGCACCCCACGAGTCGTTGATGCCGATCACAGCCAGCGCACCAAGCGCAAGCGCTATGGAGACGTGGGGGATCTTAGCTGAAAGTCTGGTCATGATAATCATTCTCAGTAGTTTGGTGTGTTCTTAGGGTGGTTTTCAAAGTGTGCTCAAGCGGCTGCCAAGTGTCTCCGGACTGTAGAACGACTGATTCCAAGATGATCGGCGATCCTTTGCTGTGTCCATCCGTGGCGGTTGCGCAGACGGTGGATCCGTTGAGTCCTAGATTCTGTGACCCATAACAGCAGCACAATAGGAAGGAAGAGCAAGACGGCGAAAGCGGCGAGTGTAGTTGTGAACATGTTTTCAGGGAACCGGGAAATGTGTGGTGTCGTCCGGTTCCCTCACACAATACAGGATCACAGCCAGAACCGTGAAGCTACTGTTCACATTTGTTCACATTACGCTGCTACGTAACGCGCGCCGCTCCCGTGAGCTTGAACCCATATGTCGGCTTTCGCTCCATCACAAAGGGCACAGGTGACACACTGCGCAGAGCTACCGGCCACGGTCGCCGGACACTGTTTCCCCTGTTCAGCGCTTGCGTCCTTAGCTGTGACCCTAAACGTCTTCCACCCGTGCGCAGACGCTTCTAGATAGTCTGCCAATCCGTCACAGCTGGCTTGCATGGCACCCCGTGCCCATTGTGCAAAGGGTTCTCTCCATTGATGAGTATATGCAGTGTGACCGTCGGCAGCGTTAGCTAACAGTCGGAAGACTGCGCGGCTGATCAATGCCGGATCCCCATAGGCTCCGAACCTAACCCGACGGCCACGGACGGCGTCCGGCGCTTCCATGCAGTGCAGATCGTTCCGGTAGCGTCCGGCATGGTATGCACGCCAAACGCTCAACGGTGCCTGTCCGGGGTTCACGTAGCAAGATCGCTTCCCGTCCGCTTGCTTGCGATGTGGGCAGTTCCCGCAAATAGTGAGATCCTGCCCAGTGCTGACAGCCGTTACAGGGTCCACATCCTCGCGCAGGATCCACACTTGAGGCATATTGCCGGTTTTACGGTTACCACTGTTCATAGTGAGAATAACCACAAACGGGTTCCCGTCGATCGGTGAGATTCCACGCTGGAGAATGTAGCCTAGTTGTTTTTTCATGATGTCCTAAAGGTGGGGACTTGCAAAGTATTGCACAGGATCCCGGGATTGTGAACCCCAATGGCAATCAGCTCTGCTGATGTGACACGTCAGCGAAACCTATCGTCCCTGGGGCTGATCCCGTGCTAGGTGTTAATCACGGTCCATAACTCCAAAACAGAACAGGTAACCACTCCGAGATTCCACGGATCCCATAAGTACATACGTGGGCCAGTCTACTGATCGTTCTCTACGCATTAACGCGGTGGCTGCTACATAGTGGGCACCCTCGCGTGAATGTTCGTAACCATACGGAACCTGAATGCAAGCTTCCATTTCTTTACAAGTGGCGACAATGAATGCGCCCTCTGTATCGGTTGCCGGTACATAGTGAGTCTGAATGGCTCGCATGAATGGAACACGGGCCAGTGTTTGTTTCACTTCCTCGTATGAATCCCTACGAGTGATAAACGGCCGGGTGATGTATGCGCGATTGATTAAGTTCATTTTGTTTGGAAGGTGATTGTTGAACCGTTGGCCTTGATTGATTGGACACGCTCAGCCCGGAAGCTGCGCCATTGATTGAGCTTCACATCCATGATCCTGAACACTGCGGGATCCTTGGTTGGCGTGCCAGTGCCAAGTATCTCGCCGATGTGTTTCGGGTTGGTGGTAAGCTGCCGGATTTCTCCGTTGGACTTAATGAAAGTAATGCTCACAAATGTGCTGTGGGCAGAATCCAGAATGCCACGAATGACTTTAGGGGTGGGTTGCATCAGACCAGCCCCACAAGTGAAAGCCAAGATTCGGGAGCGTCGGGTTCGACGATCGAACCATCAGGCGTGGGGCAGCACGAATCGATCGTCCATTCCTGAAATTCGTCGATCGTGGGGACTGGGATCCACTCACCGTTCCAGCGGAGCTTCAGCACACCGTCAGGGGTGCCGTTGTCGAACTTCGCTATGTCGCCGTTAGTGACAAGCGGACCATCGGTGACTGGGTGGCGGAGCCGTGGCTTGCCGTTCAGCAGTGTTTTCTTGAACCGGCAGATCTTTACGCCGGTCTCGGGGTTGCGTTTGCCGCTCCACCACAGGGTGGGGGTGACTGGTAGCTGTTCGGGCATTGGTGGTGCTCCTTGTTGACTCCTACAGTAGACCACACATTCCGGCAGGGTGTCAAGCGCTCCAGCTGAAAATCTGAGAATTCTCACATTGTC